CCCGGCTCTCGGTTGGGCCCACTCGATCTGCGGTTCAAGACGCTGTGGCTCTCAGCCCCATCAGGATCGGTCAGCTTCGATGCGTTGGTGGGCCTGACTGGGATCTCCGCGCGTGACTGCGGTGATTTCTCTGACGCGACCGGGTCTGCGTACTTCGCCGGTGTCAGCTGAACAGACGAGCCCCGTAGTTACCTGAAGAGGTGGCGACTTCGGTGGCAGCTCCGATCAAGATTGACATCGTGCAGGGCTCGAGGCAGCCCTTTGGGATCAGAGTGCTGCCCTCGGCGGACGTGCCTGATCTGTCGAGTGCAACAGGGATCACGCTCGAGATCAGGCATGCAAAGGGTGGTTTGACCACATGGACGCCGACGATCGATTCGATCACTGCTGATGCGATCGACGCACACTACGCGCCTGTCGCTGGCGACAACGATGTTGCCAATGAGAGGATCAGCGTCAGAGTCACAGTGCAGTTTCCGAGCCAGGCGTCAATCGAGTGCGCCGAGGCCCACATCATCGTCCTGCCGAGGCACACACCATGAGTGACAAGACCAATTTCAGTCAACAGGCGAACCTCGAGCGTAATCTCGGGATCAGCCCGTCTGCGATCCGCTACGCAGCGCTCCACAGCATCACAGGATCTGATGGCACAGCGGGCACTGAGTGTGCTGACGCTGCATACGCACGTCAGGTGATCGGCTGGGGACCTGTGCTGATCAGCACAGGCAGCGCCGTCGTATCAGGTAGCGTGTCGACCGGAAATACGGCTAGCATCACGTTTCCTGCATTCGTCACGCAGCAGACGATCGCCGAGTGGTCGATCTACGATGCGTCGAGCGGTGGAAACAGGTACTACCACAAGGCAATCACGGCAGCAACATGGCCTGCAGGTTATGCTCTGAGCTTCCCCTCAGGCAGCATCACTGTATTGGAGCAGTGATTTACCATGGCTGACAACGTCACACTTCCTGGCGCAGGCATCGTCATCATCACAGAAGACGTGGGGCAGGGTCGTCAGCTTCCTGTGTCCAAGATCTGGACAGGTGCGTCTGGGTCTGCAGTCGGACCTGTGACAGCAGAAAATCCATTCTTTGTGTCTGTCGTGAGCGGAGCCCTTGAAACGGGCAATCTCGCAACGATCGTTGCGAGATTGCCCACTCTCGGCGCCGCAGCAGTGTCCGGTAGCATGCCTGTGACGCTCCCAGTCGTCACTAGCTACCATGGCAATCTCTCGCCGCCGCCTGTCGCTGGATCACAGATCGTCACGGGACGAGGGAAGGTCGTCGGATTTCAGTACGCCAGCCGCATGGCAGCTTCGAATGTACAGCTATACGACGCCACGGCGCAGCCTGCATCAGGTTCTTCGTGGTCGTGGGCAGTGCCGTTGCCTGCCGGTGGAACGACGTCGGGCGTCACTGCACCCGTTCCATTCGTGTCTGGTCTACGTCTCATGCTGTCGAATTCGACCGATGGATACAATCCGCTAGCGTCGACATCAGGCAGTCTCGCATACTCGATCTCAGTCGAACAGTGAGTGTGATGTGCTCGGCGCATGGCTGCTCCTGCTCGGACGCACTGTCACAGCGGAGCTGTCGACACAAGGCGCTGCAGGCACAGGATCGTCGAACGCAGCATTCGTTCAAGCTCAGCCACCGTCCATAATCGATGTTGGAAATGGTGGCGTTTCGACGCTCACCATTCTCAGTCAGACCGCGGTCGATACGACTGGACGAGGTCAGGTCTCATCGTCACAACGTGCTGATGTGTCTGCTCAGAGCGCAGCAGGAACAGGCGCAGCTGCTGCGTCGCATGTAGAAATCGATATCTCAACAACGAATTTGATCGGGCGCGGCAACAACACTCTGACGCTCATCGATAGTGTTGTGGCCCTGGCTGTTGCTGCAGGCTCTGGCGCGTTGATCCTGGCACCGCGCGTCGTTGTGGATCCACAAAATCTGTTTGGACACGGCATCATCGATGCTGCTACATGTCATGCGCTGTTTGCAGCATCGACGTCCGCAGGTAAAGGTCGCGTGGACCATGGTACGATCACTGTGGGTCATAGCACCACGTTCGCAGGCCAGGCCCTCATTGCAGCATCGAACATCGTGATCTCAACGACGCCATACAGCGTTCGAGGCCTGGGTACGCTTGCGTCGATCATCGATGTTGTTCTTGACACAATGCTTGTGTCTGGGCACGGAACGAGCGACAGCAGTCTGGTGACGTTCAGGCCGCCATCGACGATCACAGGAACAGGTACGATTGCTGCGTCGAACGTCGACGCATTCATCCGCGCAACAAATGCGAGTGGCACAGCTCTGATCAATTCGTCGATGTTGGCCAGTGTGGCGCCGACTAGTCTTGTTGGAATTGGTGTGGTTCGTTCATCGTTCAACGTCGACATCGTGTCTCAAGATGTCGCTGCGATCGGTCGCGCGCTTGGTCTTCCGCTCGTGTTCATGCCAACGACGACGAGCGCAGGTCACGGCATCATCGTCGTTGAGATGGCACCGCCGCCGTCGACGATCATCATCTGTCAGACATTGGTCACGTATCCTGTCGACCGCGGGCTCATGAGCGTCGGAATCAATGACGTTGCCGTGATGCAGATCACGCTTAATGATGCTAGCACGATCACAGTCGGGCTTGTGCCACGGCAGACGCTCAAGACGCCTGCCTGCTAACAGCGATCACACTGCAACATTGACGCGGTTGACGATATCGACCTCAGACAAACGTCTGAGTTCCTTGTCTGTGATCCTGACGAGCCGCAAGGCATTGTCCCGGAACCACTCATCCTGCATCCTGTCTGAGTGATGTGTGCCGAGAATCTTTCTGTCGGTGCGTGTCGTGCCCTGGGCAATCACGTCTAGCGGACGATCGAGCCCATGCCAGTATTCACCATCAAGCTCGACGTACGTGTTGATGCCTTCGACGTAAAAATCGACCGTCCAGCGACCCATCCGCATCTGGCGTTTCACTTTCCCGTCGCCGAATGCTCGACATAGGATCGTGTGAAGTCTACCCTCAGGTCTAGACGTCGCGTGGCCGTGTGTGAAGAGAGCTCTCACGGAATACCCCTACGTACTTATGTGGTAGACGCATGAGCCTATTCACTCTTACGGTAGGTCCGACACCATTCGGGTTCTTCGACGCTGACACCGACTTTCAGGTTGAAGCCGAGGCCATCGTCACATTCGTCAAGCGCAAGCTAGGCGATGACGTGCTGCAGGTGGAGCTGACACGGAAGCAGATCTGGGCGTGTCTCGAGGAGTCCGTCTGCGAGTATGGAAAGCTCGTAAACGAGTCGCAGATCAAGGGTGAACTCACGAACATCATGGGCACCCCCACGGGTGACGGCCGTGATTACACAAACAAGTACACACGAAAGACGCTCGAATTCTTGATGCGTCAGGCTGATCCATACGCGTCCTTTGCAGGCGTGGGTGGGTCATACGACACGGTGGTCGGATATTTCCAGCTTGAGTCTGGAAGGCAGGACTACAATCTGTATACCGAGCTCATCGACCTGAAGTCAGGTGATCTGGTGTCGTCGTTGCCTGCGTTCGGTCAGCAGGGTAAGCTTAGGCTCATTGAAGTGTGTCACTTTGATCCGATCGCGGCACAAGCAATGTTGCTGAACGCATCCAACATCACGAACTTCCTCGCGACAGAATTTAACTACGAATCGTACGTGAATTCCACTGTCTTCTACGTTTTGCCCATCTTCGAGGACGTCCTGCGTCGTGGCATGCTCAAGGCTGCGAACCATGTTAGGCGCTCGAACTACAGCTACGAGATCCGTGGTAGCAACGTCAGAATCTTCCCGATCCCGTCCGCCCGTGCGATCGACACGCAGGGTAATCGCATGTACGTCCGGGTCGGTCTGCCCCAGGATCCGCTCTCGCCATCGTTCACGGATGATTCGATCAACGGAGTGAGCGGACCTTCCAACGCTCCGTTTGGTAACGTACCGTTCAACACGATCAACTCATGGGGACGACAGTGGATCCGACAGTACACGTTCGCGCTCTCGAGGGAGCTCCTGGGCCTGACACGGTCCAAGATGAAGACGATCCCGATCCCAGGAGGTGAACTCACACTCAACGGAGACGATCTCGTGCAACAGGGTCGAGAAGACAAGGACAAACTCAGGACCGAGCTCAAGGAGTTCCTGGACTCGGTGTCACAGCCCAAGCTGATCGAGCAGGACGCGACGATCGCTGAGAACCTTGCACGGCAGCTCAAGTATGTGCCAATGCCGTTGGGAAAAATGATCTTCGTGGGTTGATGACTATATCTATTGGCACATGTACCTGTCATCCCGCCAAGTAACGCATGAAGATTCAATGCACCGAGCTGTGTGTCATGATCTCCACCTGCTCCGGTGCGACGCATGCGGGAAAGAGTGGGAGGTTCGCGGCAGCGGTCCGCGACTTCGTTCACGAGCGACGCATGCATGTTCCGCTGAGTGTAAGAGCGCATCACGCCGCGCTGGCGGAGCGACTGCTGCGGTGACTGCAAGAACGAATGTCGAGCGCTACGGCACTGAGAATGTGTATGCGTCTGATCTGATCAAGGAGCGCATCAAGGAGCGCCATCTCGAGCGCCGGGGTGTCGATCATCCGTCTAAAGATCCGAGCGTGATGGCACGAATCGAAGCAACTATGGTTAAGCGCCATGGTGTGTGTAATCCAGCGCAGTCGCCTGATGTCCAAGAGAAGATGAAGGCAACCATGCGCGAACACTGGGGCGTCGAGCACCCGATGCAGCTCGCTCATGGGCAACGTGCACTCGAAGAAGGTTGCATGGCGAAGCGCGGCGTGAAGCGATTCGGCCAAGCGCCTGGATTCTTCACGCGGATCCACGAAGCTCGCAAGGCATCGGGTGCGTACGCTCGACAGTCGAAGACTGAGAACGAGTTCCATGCGGTGCTGATGGAGCTGTTCGGCGAGGGCGACGTGGAGCGGTGGAAGGTGGTCAACTCGCACTGGCCCATCGACTTTCACCTGAAGAGTGCGGACGTGTACGTGCAGTTCGACGGTGCGTACTGGCACGGGCTCGACCGTCCGCTGGAACAGATCCGTGCCAGCACAAAGCCGCGTGATCGAGCTATTGCAGCGAAGTGGGAGCTCGATCGGCGACAGGAGGCATGGTTCGCTGCGCACGGGATGCGCCTTGTGCGGGTCACCGATGCGCAGTTCAAGCAAGACCCTCGCGAATGTGTACGTAGGGTGGTTGAGGCAACACCTTGCGAGTTCTCATGAAAAATCTGAGGGTCCTGGTGAGGGAACGATTGCTGCGTGAGGCAGCCGTGTCGGCCTCCCGTGCAGCTGCCCAGGGCTATGCCCTCGTGCGCGATGAGACGGGCACAAAGTACTGCTTGATCGATCCTGATTACTTGGACAGTGAGATTGCGCTGATCTCCGAAGACGATCCGCAGGTTCTCACGCGCGTCCCAAAGTTGGCGCACGCCCTCGCGATGACGACTGTGATCGTCGGTTACCTGTGGCTCACGGGCACGTCCGATCCGAGCGTCATGCAGGTCGACGTCGTGGCCGCGAAGAGTGGTTACGGACCGCTCATGTATGACATTGCAATGTCTCATCGCTTCATCACATCAGCCGTCAATGGTGATACGTCGCCTGATGCTGAGGGTGTGTGGAAACGCTACTACAAACGTGACGATGTCGCACACGTCGAGTTCCCGCAAAAGCGCGCTGTAAAGCCATGGCTGGCGCAGGCTTACCGCCTACAGACACCAGTGGACGTCGGCAGTCTGACCGACAATTATGATCTGATCCAGAATCAACTGGCACACGTTGTGGTGCCGCACGTGCTTACTCGTGCGGTGCTAATGGCGGGTTCTTCGTGGGCTATGGGAGAGATCAACGGATGAGCACAGCACTTCTGCGTGAGATGCTCAGGCTCGAGCTTGCGACGTTGATCGAGACTGCAGCTTCACCCTCTGTTGCAGCCTCACGCGGCCTCGCACTCATGGCGCCTGGTCACGGTGAGGGTGTATACGTCCTGTACGATGCTGAAGGTGTTGAATCAGCGCTTGCTGGCATGTCAGGAGAACGCACTCAAACCATGGCACGTGTACTACGTGATGAGCATGTCGTGATCGGCATTTTGGCCGCCGACAAGCTGCCATCATGTTGGAGCGTGAGACAAGTGACGTCTGTCGCGGCTGAAAAAGGTTATGGTCCGCTCATGTACGATATCGCGTTGAGCGACGGTCCATTGGCACCAATGCGTGACTCAGTGTCGCTTTCAGCTGAACGTGTGTGGCGACGTTACTACGAGGATAGGTCTGATGTCAGACACGTCCCGCTCAAGAAATGTAAGAATCATGTGAGCGTGAGACCATGGCTCAATTTTTCGTATGAACTCACGGGACCGGGACATGACGTGTCGGCGCTCAAGACACGTCACGAGCGTGTTCTTGACACGCTGGCTGAAGAGATCGTTTCGGCTGAAGTGAAGTCTGCGCTCGAACGTGCCGGCAGCATGTACTTCGACTCCCGTTACATGGAGGCATGAACGATGGCACGCCTCTTCGTTGGACCCAGGGAACAGGATTTCATCAGTGACCTAACGAAGGAGCTGACGAAAGACGACGACTGATAGTTACTTGATCTGATCATCGGCGTCAAGACGGTTGAGCTCCCTGCGAGACCACGCTCCCGTCACACGCAAAAACGATTCATCTTGTATCGATGCGACGTTTGTCTACGCGAATACGAGGGCAAGTATCAAGAGTCGCATCTGACGAATCGCAAAAGATCGAGACAACAAGACTGCACTACGGCGTCGACAGCCCACTACAGCTGCCGAGTCTGTGGCAGAAGTCGCATGAATCACGAAAAGCTTCTGGTGCGTATGCCAAGCAGTCGAAGGCCGAGGATGCGTTTCATGCCGTGCTCATCGAGTTGTTTGGCAACGACGATGTCGAACGCTGGAAGCTTGTGCAACGGTGGCCCATCGATTTTTACGTGAAGAGTCTCGACACGTACATTCAATTCGATGGTGAGTACTGGCACGGGCTCGACCGTCCCATTGAACTGATTCGCACCAGCATGAAACCGCGTGATCGTGCGATCGTAGGAAAGGGGGAAACAGAGCGGCGGCAGGTCGCATGGTTCGCTGAGCACGGGATGCGGCTCGTTCGTGTGACTGATGTGCAGTTTCAATTTGAACCACGTGAGTGCCTACGTAGAGTGATTGGAGAGTGAATCGTGGCACGGTTGTTTGTAGGCCCTAGGGAACATGATCTGATCTCTGATCTTACGAAAGAGCTGTGTAAGGACATTTCAGGACAGAAGATCTACTACTATTCGATCTCAGTCGACAGGACCCACACACATCCAGTGTACAATGAGGCACCTGACAAGGTGTTCGATCCGCCGATTGAGATTGAGGCGTTGGTGTCTCCCCCCGAGTATGGCACGGTCACAAATACGTTTGGAATCGATCAGACGTTCAAGATCGATGTGTACATCCAATGGCGCGATCTGATCGACAAGAACATCGACATGGAGATGGGTGACTTCTTCTCGTATGGTGAGATCCTGTATGAGATTGCCAGCATCAACTTCTTGAAGCCTGTGTATGGTCAGATCGAGCATAAAGATGGTGTAAAGGTGACTGGTATTAGAGCCCGCCAGGGTCAGCTCAATGTGCGGGTCCTGGGTCCAACAGACGTCTCACGCACTGACCCTGACGCCGTCCAGGACGAATTCGTGCAGCAACGTGGTGAGCGTGAGAACAAATTGGGACCCACGAATGATCGCCGTGAACTGATTGAGGGTGGCACCCTTGATCCCGCTTTGACTGGTCCGCGTGAGATTTCACATGTCGGAGGTGGAGCGGGCGGGCGCTCTCCGGCGTTCTACGATGAGTGAGGCAATACGAAGATGAGCACACTCACACGTTTCAATGTTCCGCAATCACGACGACTGGGTGATCTCCCATCTGGGTATGACGGCAGACTGGGTCAGCCGACCGGCATCACAGTTCCGCCATGCGGGCTCGAGGACGTCGACGGTGCCGTGTTCTCGGCGTTCGACCGTGGGATCGGGTTCGAGGTGTCACGCGACGGCGAAGAACCGTCGAAGCCACCCGTCGTGTTCGCGAGTGGGGAGCGGTGGGCCATCGTCAAGCGAAAACGCGGTGTCAGGGATGCGAATGGGTCCTTGATCCTGCCGCTCATCACAGTGATCCGGACGGGTCTCGTACAAGATGCGACTGCAGATGTTACAGGCCGCGGGATCAACCAGCAGACCGGTGAGCTCGTCGTGTCGAGGCGCCTTGACAGATCTGACAGAGGGCACCAGCTGATCCGCAATGCGCTTGGTCTTGCGAACCAGCAGAATGTTGCCGTCGCGCCCGAACGTGCGGCTCCTGGGCAGATCACAACTCGCGACACCGTCGGTGCATCCTCCCTCGATCCTGATATTGTTCGCGGGGCGTTGTTGGTACCTGACAGACGGCGCAATGTGTATGAGACGATCACGATCCCGTCACCGCAGTTCTTTACGGCAACGTACGAGGTAACGATGTGGGCCCAATACGTCGTGCACGTCAACCAGATGTGGGAACGTCTGGTCGATTCATTCCTGCCTCAGGGCAACGCCCTAAGGCTCGACGTCGATAACAAGGGATACTGGTTCATCGCGACGGTCGACGGGAATGCATACACCCCCGATAATAACTTCGATGACATGACATCTGATGAACGGGTCGTGAAGCATAAGTTCACGCTCAGGGTTCCTGCGTATCGGATCGCAGGCGGTGTTCCTGGAGCACCTGTTCCGATTCGGCGCACCGTGTCGTCTCCCATCGTTTCATTCGCTGTGGAGCCAAGCGCAGGTGAGGACTCGGTCCACGACAATATCATCGACGATCCATACCTCGGTGCTGATGATCCGACGTTGCCGCTCGACCCATCGTCGAGGCCCAGACGCAATGATGCACGGCGAACTGGCATGGGCCCGCTCGGTGTGCCATCACGCATTGATCCTGCAGATCCTGCCCTGCTCAAGGTACGCAGAGGCACGACTCTACCAACGTACGCTGTGATGAGAATCAAAGACCCTGTCACAGGAGACGTCAAAGAACAGAATGTGCGGATCAAATCTTCAAACCCGTCAGCAGGTGAAGCAGTGTTCTCAGCATCACCTGACGGTGGGTTTGACGGGCTCGTCTTCCAGGTAGCCAGCAGCTGACCTCTTTCGCGATCAGCTATGCCTACTTATCTGAGGATTCCACAGCGTCGTCGCAGAGGAGTGCGGTAGATGGCCGAGCAGACTTTTAGGTCGCCCAACTTCTTCGAGCGGGAGATCGATTTGTCCCAGCCCGGAGCAAGTGGGCCCGTTGGCGTGCCTGCGGGCGTGATCGGCACCGCGAACAAGGGGCCTGCGTTTGTGCCCTCCACCGTCGCGAAATTCGATGGTGAGTTCGATCAGGTGTTCGGAGGACTCGATCCAAAGCACATGGCACCCTATGCCGTGAACGAGTTCCTGAAGCATAGGAACGCGCTCACGTACCTCCGAGTGCTAGGGGCCGGTGCAAATTCGACTGACACCGATATCACGACGACGGTCCGGACGGGCCGCGTCAAGAATGCAGGTTTCCGTCTGGATGGACTTCCGGCACCTGGCGATACGCAGGGTCGTCATGTAGGTGCAGTCCAGTTCCTCGCTGCCAGGCACGCGCTTCAAGCGAACGAGGCCTTTGGCATGCCGATCTTCACCGACAATGATTCGTTTAGTGGTGGTTTCGCGCACCTGGTGCGCGGTGTCATCATGACGACATCTGGATCCAGGATCATGGTCCTGAACGGCGGTGAGTCTGCTGTGGGTGCGTTCGGTGGATCGTCGCCCGATGACCAGGCAGCTGTCGAGGCCGGAAAGTTCAAACTCGCGATCTCGACATCTCTCGGTTCCGCGTATGCGACGACAGACGGCAATGTCGGTGTCAGGATCCTGACAGCATCGATGGATCCGACGAACGCCGACTATTTCGGTAAGGTCCTCAACACGGATCCAGAACGGTTCGATACAGAGCAGCACTTCCTGTATGCCGACTTCGCGGTTGACACAGAGCTTGCGACTGCGGTCGCGGTCTCTGTTCTGTCCGGTTCTGCTGGTACAAGCACGTCGTCTGGTGATCCGACCCTGCCCTTCCGGAAGGCATTCGGCGCATTCGATGCTCGTTACGGCTGGCCCGGTACATCGTGGTTCATCACACAGCCTTTCGGCTCGACCGAGTACGATCTGTTCAGGTTCGAGGCGTTGGATGATGGTGAGTACGCGAATAAGCTGTACAAGATCAGCATCACAAGCCTCAAGGTCTCACCCGATGAAGCACGCCCGTATGGGACATTCACGGTTCAGATCAGGGATTGGAACGACACGGACGCAAATCCACTCGTGCTCGAGCAGTTCCCGAATTGTTCTCTGGATCCTCGTGCTGACAACTACATCGCGAAGGTGATCGGTGACCGTCATGTCACATTCAACTTCGATACATCCGTGATGGCAGAGCGCCGGTTGGTCGCATTCGGCAAGTATTCGAATAGATCGAAGTACGTCAGGGTTGTTGCCAGCGATGGTGTCGACAGGGGCTTGGTGCCTGCGAGGGCTCTGCCATTCGGGTTCAGGGGTCATTCCGTCGTGAAGACGAATGATGCGCTCACTGACGCAGCAGGGCTTAGCCCGCGTCTTGTGGGTGTTCTCGGCGTGTCTTCTGGATCTGCAATGTCTGGATCGATCGTGCCGCCTGTGCCCTTCAGGTACAAGGTCACCAAGGGTGATGTTCCGACAACAGCAGCGTGGCCTGGACAGCCAGGGTCAACGGAGCTCACGAGCCCGCTTCTGTACTGGGGTGTCAAGTTCGAGCGTAACACGAATCCACTCAACGCGAATGTGGAGGCTGAGAAGAATGGTCTGCTCGAGAGCCTGACCAAGTTCCATGGGATTTCTAAGCTCGATGTCACTGTCACAGGTTCTGGCGCAGACGCCCTGTGCAACAATCGCTTCACACTTGCTAAGGTTGCATTCTCGAATGCTGCCGTGTCTGATCTGACTGCCTCTGTGAGCGATCACAGGAAAGAGGCCGTGTACCTTCGCAACGCGAAGTTTGACACGACCGATTATCGCGTCACGGATCCTGTGCTCGGCAAGCGAATTACATTTGCGACGCTCATGGCTCAGGGTACTGCAGCCGAATTCAACCGTTTCTCCGCGTTCGCAAAGTTCACGACATTCATGGGTGGGGGCTGGGACGGCGTCAACATCCTGGATCGATCAGCGCGGAGGATGAGCGACAAGGCCTCTTCATTCGACGTGGGCGGTGGTGCCGAGGCGGGTTACATCTCGCCAGGTTTCACGACGAACATGGCAGGAGCTGGACAGGACAACAATGCCGTTGCCTCGTACCGTGCAGCGATCGACATCATGACGGATCCGCTCACGGTCGACACGAACATCATGGTTGTGCCGGGAATCAAGGAGACGTTCCTGACTGACTACGCAGCGAAGAAGGTTCGTGACTACGGTCTTGCTCTGCATGTCATGGACATCCCGTCCTACGATGAGGACGGCACACGACTGTACGACGAATCGCGAGTCAGGCCTGACATCGATAGAACAGCGGCATTGTTTTCATCGAGGGTGGTCGACAACAACTATTCCACCACATACTTCCCAGACGTGTATGTGGATGATGTTACAAACAGGCGCAGGGTTCGAGTCCCAGCGTCAGTTGCAGCGATGGGTGCCCTTGCATACAATGATAGGGTCACATTCCCATGGTTCGCGCCTGCTGGTTTCAACAGGGCAGCACTGGACTTCGTGACCAACATCATGGTTCGTCTGAATGTGTCAGACAGGGATACCCTGTCCGATGCACGGATCAACCCAATTGCCACTTTCCCGCGTGAAGGTTTCGTGATCTACGGGCAGAAAACGCTGCAGATCAACAAGTCTGCCTTGGATCGTGTCAACGTCCGGCGCCTTCTGCTCGAGGTGAAGCGCATTGTGATCGGCATCGCACGCAACATCGTGTTTGAGCAGAACACACCGCAACTTCGTGCTAAGTTCAAGGCCGACGCAGATCTGCAGCTTGCGTTCATCATGGGGCAGCAGGGTATTGAGCAATTCAACGTTGTGATGAACTCGACCAACAACACGGACGAGGATGAGCAGGCCAACAGGCTCAATGGACGGATCACGGTTGTGCCTACTCGCACTGTCGAGAACATCGCGATCGACTTCATCATCACAAACGCAGGAGTCACCTTTCTCTGATGCTGGCGTGTAGTTACAACGGACAGGACAGGAGCACTGACAAGACATGGCCCAGCTGAAATTTGGGAGTGCAGGCGTCTCGGCACGAGAGATCGACCTGTCCGGACCCGTGGCGGTAACGCCTGTGGGCGTTCCGGCAGGTGTCATTGGTACGTCCGTGAAGGGGCCCGCATTCGTGCCGATCACGGTCGGTATCATCGACGACTTCACGGCGAAGTTTGGTGGCACTGACGGCAAGAAGTTTGGGCCGCTGGCCGTGTCTGAGTGGCTCCGCCGTGCGACTGCCTTGACCTACCTTAGGGTCCTCGGCGTGGGTGATGGTCTACGTCGTGAACAGGACGGCGACTTTCCTGGTCGTGTGAACGAAGCAGGCTTCGTGGTGGGGGAGTTGCAACCCTATGGAACGATCGGACAGCTGTCTGGTAACCCGTATGCGAACTCTGGTTCGGGCGGTCCGTTGGGCAGGACGTATTTCCTCGGCTGTTTCATGTCTGAGTCCGCGGGTTCAACAGTGTTCAGCTCTCCAGGCCTGCAGGGCCAGGGTAGCGTCACTCCCGGCGTCACGACAGCTGTGCCGATCATTCGGGGTGTTGTCATGACGCCATCGGGCGTCATCCTCCGCCTTTCTTCGTCCGCTCCCAACCAGGTCAGCGCTGCACCTGCAGCAACGTTCGTTGCGTCTGATTCGTTCTCGAGTGGCTCTTATTTCGGGACAGTGATTCTGCAGCAAGGTGTCACCGCAAAGCAGGAGTTTGTGCTGCTGTTGAACGGTCACCAGGGTACGGATCCGCTGTACCCGAATGTGATCACGGCGTCGTTCGATGTGACGGCACCCAACTACCTTGCGAATGCTCTCAATTCTGATCCATTCAAGTTCCAGCGTGCCGGGCACTACTTGCACACGCATTGGGATGTGCACCCGGCGACAGCTGTTGTCACAGGTTCTGGCATCATCACAGATGTGTCAGGTGCAGGTGGCATGTCGGGTTCGCTTGCTGGAGGTGAGCCTTCTGCATTCATCACAACCGGGTCCGCGATCCGCAACTCTGGGTCGACAGAGATCCCGAACTACGAGAACTTCGAGGACAGGTTCCGGAGCGCTGTGACCCCATGGGTCACGTCGCAGCGTTTTGGCGGATCACCCTCCGAGCTGTTCCGGCTTCATCTACTCGATGCAGGCGCAGGTACGTCAACGTTGTGCAAGTTCTCTATTGAAAACATTGCGCCTTCGACCGATCCTGCGAACAAGTACGGCACGTTCGATCTGATCGTGCGTGCGTGGACTGATCGAGATACGGACCAGCGTCCACTGGAGCAGTGGCGCCAGCTGTCGCTGGATCCTTCCAGCGATAGGTACATCGCGAAGGTGATCGGTGATCTACACGCGTTCTACGACTTCGATCGCACCGAGAGCGCGCAGAAGTTGGTCGTTGAGGGTGATTACCAGAACAAGTCCAACTTTATCCGTGTTGAAGTGGCATCTGGTGTGTCAGACGGGATCGTGGATCCGACCGCTCTTCCCATGGGACACCGCGGCCATGCTCATCTCGGGACGTCAGGTTCGATGCCTCTCACATCCGTCGCAAATTCGCAGATGACGATCGGCAATGTGCTGAAGCGTGCTGTGACACCGCCTGTGCCCATGCGATCCGACATCACACAGGGCAGCGGCGCAAAGAAGTCTGTGAACCCACTTTTGTACTGGGGTGTGCAATTCGAGCACGTCACAAGCTTGACGACCCCAAATGCATCGGTCCTCGCGAATGCATCGTTGGTTGCGCATGCGCAGTATTTCCCTGACTTCGCAACTGATGCGATCAACTTCGTTGTGGGCGACAATGCGGGTGCGCCTGATACGACTGCGAACGGGATTGTGGACGCGGACAGGTTCAACAGGAGCGCGTTCACGCTCGAAAACATCAAGGTCGTCACGTCGTCCCTGGGCGAGGCAGATCCTCAGAAGTGGGATCAGGCCCTGTACGTGCGCGATGGCAATGTCGGAATCGATGAGTCTGCGAAGACGCGAAGGTTTTCGGTGGACGACCTGACGCAGGTCAACCGACGATTTGCGAAGTTCACATTCTTCGCCCAGGGTGGATTCGATGGTGTCAACCAGTTTGACCAGGATGAAGCTGGTATCACCAACGCTGCTGTGACAGCTGATATGCTCGCGACGAACAGGGGCACAAACAACGGACCCAACGTCAGGGCGTTCACCAAAGCTCTTGAGATCATGAAGAATGTGGTCAACGTCGACATTCAGCTCCTCGCGATCCCTGGAATCAGGCATCCGATCGTGACTGACGCAGCGGCTGACGCCGTCAAGGAGAGGTTCGACGCCCTCTATATCATGGACGTCGAGCAGTACGACAACGCAGGTGCCTTGGTCACTGACGATGCTCAGTTGCCCAGCGTTACCGCGACAGTGGCAGCATTCCGTGATCGCGCGGTCGACAACAGCTTCGCGGCATCGTACTTCCCGGACGTCGTCATGCCTGATCCGACCGTGAAGAACAACGTGATTGCGCCACCGAGCGTGGTCGTCCTGGGCGCGCTTGCCTTGAATGACGCGATCGGTCAGCCGTGGTTTGCGCCTGCAGGCAACACGCGCGGTACGTTGACCACGGCTCTCGAAGCGAGAGTGTTGTTGTCCAAGGACAACATGGACGCCTTGTACGATGTTGCGATCAATCCGATCGTGGCGTTCCCGGGCAGCGCCCAGTCTGGTAATAATCCCAAGGGCGGGGTTGTGGTGTGGGGACAGAAAACGCTGCAGGCAGCTGCGAGCGCTCTGGATCGGATCAACGTTCGCAGGCTCCTGATCGAGATCAGGCGTCAGGTGAGGCTGATTGCACAGACCATCATCTTCGAGCCCAATCGAGCGACCACACTCGCAAGGTTCAGCGATGCCGTCAAGCCGAAGCTCGCGAGGATCCAGTCTCTGGCAGGTCTGACCAGGTTCCTCGTCAAGATCGACACATCAACAACGACGCAGGCTGACATCGAGAACAACACGATCCGAGGTAAGATTTTTGTTCAACCCACGAAGAGCATTGAGTTCGTGAGCCTTGACTTCGTGGTTGCCAACAACCTGAACCAGGTTGCATGATGATCCAGCTGCTCAGAGCATACGTCAGAGCTGCATGTCTTCGTGAGGCAGCACAGCCGAAGACAGAGGGTGTGCCTGCCCTTGTCTCACGTGCAAGGAAGCTTACACAGGCGATTCCGGAGATCGATGGGTGGGACCGCGCCACGACTCGTTACATGCCTGACAGCGTCGACCCCAAGCAGGCAAAGGCAATGTTTGCTGCGCTCCAGAACGCGCTGAAGGCATGGTCTGCTGCCATGGATGCTGCTGAACAGCTCGATACAGAGAA